GTGCTATCTTCAATAATCCTTAAACCATAAGGCAAGCTTGTAGTTGCTTGCCCAATGATTTCCAGTTGTCTGTTAGTAAAATATACAATCATATGAATACCTCGTTATACAAAATCTTTAACACTGGTTTATAAGAAGTATTTACCCAAGGGGACCAAGACGCAGTAATTATGTTAGTTCCTTTCACTAACATAAAATCTTCCCAATCATTAGCTAATGCTCCCAATTGTGGTGAAAGTTGTCCTTCCTCTGTTCCTGCTCTTTTAAGGTATATAGAAGCATCACTACAATCTGCTTCTACAATATCTCCTGCTGTGAAAACATTTAATGTATCAGCAAATGTTTCACCTGCCAGTTTTGTAATCTTCATAGAGCTTACTGCATTTGTATTAAGTGCAGCTTTGCTTGCCTTTTGCCCGAAGTGCATAGAATACTCACTTGGAACAACCTCTGTTAATCCGCTTACATTGAATGTAGCTTTTGCGAGATTGCCAATTTTAAATGTGAATATTCCTCCATTTCTTCTTATGGAAGAATTGAGATTTGATTGTGTATATGTATATCCACTAACAACAGTTCTTGTTTTGGCTCCTTTGATTTTCTTGGTTTGCCATTTCTTTTTCTTCTTGTTGTACCATTGAGTTTGATTAACGGCAGTTCTTTTACAATAACCAAAGTTGGTATTGTAGTAAGATAAATCAATTGCAGCAGTTCCTTGTTGAACTCCATTAACAATGTATCTAACAGTTCCTTTTGTGCCATTTGCAGTTTTCTCAATAACGAAGCCCGCAAGCATCACTCCACCAGAAGTGTATGCACCAAACTCAAATGTTCCTAATTCTTCTGCTTTCTTGCAGCATATTCTATGAACTAATGAAACCTCAAAGTTCTGTTCTCCACCAGAAACAGCATATCTTAATATTGGTCCGTGCCAACTAGAACCAGAACCATATGTAGGTTTTACATATTTAAGCGTCTGTCCAGTGCCTTTCTTCCAATAAGTATCTGTTATACTTTGGTTTGCAGAACTAGAACCTGCAACTGTTTTATTGCCCCAAGTATTACCACCACTAGTAGTGAAACCACTTATAGTAGTAAAGGTTCTATTTAATACTTGTTCAGCTGTTCCAGATACATCTAAATCAATAGCATCTGGATTTCCAAGCTGAATAATATTTTCTTCATCGTCCATAAAAGCTACAAATCCGCAATCACCATCATCACTGAAATCTCCACCAGATTGAGCACCAACAAACTCTGCTTGAAGAATTGGGCGAGATGGATATGTTCCATTGTAGTTAATAAGAAATTGAGCAGAAGAAGTATCATACTCTACTGGCGAAGCTTCATATACTGCTGTTGAATACCTGAATGGATTAGCACAAGTGATTGTATAAGTTCCTTTGCAGAAAGTTCCATATTTGTCATCTGGTTTATTAACTACAATAGTTCCAGTTAAAAACTTGTCTGCGTCATCATTAAACTGTATATCTACATCTTCTCCATCAAGCATACCAAGTAATGTAGTATATTTATCTCTAAATGTTCCATTAGCATCACTTGCAATCATAAAAGTGATTTCAATTTCTCTTTCTGGATACCTTGTATAATCAATCAAACTTCCATCACTCTTATAAGAATTAGATACTATTTCTTTTGTTAATGCTTCTCTTCCAGAAGAGTTCATAGTTGTGAAACCAGAAATAGCATCTTCCATATATATTCCATTTATCTTAACAGCATCAGCTGTTAAATCAGTTCTTTCTCTTGCCATTTCTACCTCCCTAAACTAAACCTAATGCTCTGTTTGCTCTTCTTTCAAGTGAATTGATTTCTGTTTTCATAAATGGTGCTGTTGCTTGTGCTATTGTTCTACCACTAACATTAACCTCTGTATTTATGTTCATTCCACTCAAAGCATTTATCATTGTAGTAGCTAACTTATCATAATCAATTGGTGCTTGAAGCATTGTTTGCGGTTGCTCGCTTGAAGTTGCTTGTGCTTGCTGATTTAACCACTTCCTATACTGGTTTGTTTCAGCTGCTGTTAATACTGCTTCGCCTTTATGTAGTTCAGCTAAATAACCATCATAAGGCACTTCTCGCAAACCTACTCTTTTAGGTATTCCACCACTGTTCTTCTGTTCAACGTGTGCAGTTATTTTCTTTGATAATCTATTTTTTAAATCTTTCCACCAACCAATTGCACTTTGAACTTTCTCAATGAACCTTTGAATAGTTGGAAACTCCATTACTGCTTTTACTTTTTTACTGATAGCAGATTTGAAATCTTCCCATTTTTTCTTGACAGTTTCAATAATACTTTTTACTCGTTCAAGTGCAGCTACGACACCTGCTTTGAAACTTTCAAAAGCAGCTTTCGCAACAGCAGCACCTGCTTTAATATTACTCCATAACTTATTAACAGCATTTCTAAACTTTTCACTGTTCTTGTATGCTATTACTACGGCTGCTACCAAAGCAGCAATTGCTATAACAACTAAACCAATTGGATTAGCTGACATTACAAGGTTTAATGCTGCTTGTGCTGCTGCTGCAACCTTTGTAGCAAAAGTATAAGCGTTTATTGCTGCTATTACTGTTTTAATTGCTACTACTACTGTTAAAATAACTGCACCAATTATTTTAAGAGCAGTAGAGTTTTCAGTTATCCAACTAATAGCATTTCCTAAAAACTCTTCTACTTTTGGAACAAGCTCATTAACTTTCTCTGTTATTCGTCCAATAGCTTCTGCTATATTATCTGCGTATGGTGTAATTAACTCTGCAAAACCAACTGTTAAGCCGTTCTTTAATCCAGTAGTTGCCATATCAACATCTAACATAGCATCTTCATAATCAGCACAAGCTTTAACAGCTTCATCACTCATAATGAAACCTAAATCTTCTGCTCTTTGTTGAAGTTCTTCTATGCCATCTGCTCCACTGTTTAAAGTAGGAAGTAGTTCTTGTGCTGTTCTTTTACCAAATAATTCACTTGCTAATGCAGCTCTTTCTGTTTCATCTTTAACACCTGCAAGAGCTGTTAAACTTTCATTTAAAATATCGTTTGTATCTCTGAAAGAACCATCAGCATTTTTAGTTTTAATTCCTAATTTATCAAACGCAGCTCCACCACTTTCAATCTGTGTAGTAAGCGTTTTCATTCCAGTTTTTAGTGCGGATATTGATGAGCCATTCCTTTGAAGAACATAGTCCCACTTTTGATAATTTTCTGCTGAAATATTCATCTTCTGGGAGTTCTTGTCAATCTCATCACCATACTTGGCTGTTGCATCAACAAGCTTTTTTATTCTTTTCGCTACTAAAACAGAAGCAGTAGCAACAGCAGTAAAACCAACAGTAGCTTTTAACAAACCAGATTTGAGCTTTCCAAACTTGGTGTTAGTTTTGTTAGTTTCATTACCAAGATTTTCTAATTGTTTCTTTGCTTTATCTGCAACTAGCTCAATGCCTATTTTAAGAGTTCCTAAATCTAACATTCTTTATCACTCCTACTATACTTTTCTCGCAGTTTCTCCCTATCTGGTTTTGTTTGCGTTAATATCCAACAATTCTCTAAATACTCTCTTCCCTTATCTGTTTGCGACAGTTTGTCAATAAAAGCATCTTTAAAGATAATTTTGAAAGTGAAGCAATCTAGCTCAATAGCTTCATTGAAGTTCAAACCAGTGTAATCACAAACTAACTTAATATCACCAGTTTCTGTTTGATAATAAGTTTTATCTTCACTATCGCTAACTGGAAAAGATGGGACAACTATTGTCCCAAGTTGGGAAAAACCGTTTGTAAATAATCCTCCACAATTAACTCAATAATTGAGAAGTCAATACTATTTATTTCTTCTTCTGTAAAAACTCTATTACTTGTATTGTTATTAAGAACTTCTCTAACAAGCTCATACATACCTTCTACTTGCTTCTCTTCTGGAAGATTAACAAGTGCTAACATATCTATAAGCATACTTTGACTTGGACGCTTGATTTCAAGCTTCTCGCCATCAAACCAAATAAGTTCATAATAATCAAACATTTTTTTAGTTAAATCTATCATCTATCTCTTCCTCCAATAACTAACACTAGATATAAAAAAAATGGGAAAGGGATTAGTTGTTCCCTTTCCCTTACAAATTAACTTGCTAATTGTGGTAATACTTCCTCAAAGATAACTAATGTTCCATCTGCATCATTTGGAACAGCTTTAAACTCTGCGTTAATAACAGTTTCTGCATCTTTCGCAAATGCCATTTCAAAGCCTGCTTCGTTTGAACCAACTATTGTAATTCTTACATCACCATCTTTTGCGTCAGAATAAACAAATCTAATAACATACTGTGTATTAGTAAATCTGCCAATTCCACCAATCTTTACTACTTTCTTTCCAGTAGCAGATGATGTTGCAGGTGTTGTCTGAACAGAAGAAGCTGTTGAAGTAAGCTTTGCGAGAGTGTCTGCGTTCCAAGTCATTATTCCAGATTTAAGAATAACTTCCTCATCAGTAAGATACTTTTTAGAAACATAACCTAAATCGTCTTTTGCTTCATAAAACTCTGGTGTGTATTCAAGAGTAGCACCACCTTGGATATATCCAAGAAGGTTAGCTGATACTTCCAGAACATTATCTTCTGGAATTACATAAGCATTTCCACTCTTTGTTGCTGTTGCAATATATAACTTACCAGAACCTAAAACAATCTTATCACTCATTTGTTTTCGCTCCTATTTATTTTCACTTCTGTGTATATAATCAAAGTATAATAGCGTGTGATAGGTTTTAGTTTCTCCTTCATAAAGGAAACCTCCACCATTTAATTCACAAGCTGTTATACCATCTATTAAAGTGTCATCACCTATTGGAACTAGTGCTCCAATAATCTGTTTTCTATAACTTTCTGCTTCACTATATGATGTTGTTATAAGCCTAATCTCCAATCTCTGTTGTGATTTAGCTCCATTATCACTAACTGGATAGTGATTATAAATAATTTGATTTCCCAAAGTAGTAGTAAATACTGGAACAACTGGAAGATTAGTAGCTGTTTGCAAAGCAGAAATAATACTTGTAATCATTAAATCAACTCCTTAAAACATTCTATAATTCTACCTTTGTTCTCTTCTAATGCAGGCTTTAAGAAAGGTTGAGCTACCATTCCTTCGGTAGTGTGCCACTCACCATTAGCATCTTCATAACTCCAAGGAGTTTGTCTGCCGTTCCCTTCTGTTGAATAGATGCCAGTTCCAACTTCAACATATGGAGCGTATTCAACACTAGTTCCAATCTCGCCTTTCGTTCCTTCTACTGTATGTGTGATACTTTGCCTCAATTGTCCATCATCAACTGGACAATTCTGCTTGGCACTATTTTCTACAATAAGACAAGCTTTCTCTAATGCTTTTTCAAGAATGTTAGGAAGATTTTGTTCTAATTGTTTGATACCTTCTTGAACCTCGCTCGCATCAAATGAAACTCCCATCGTTTTCAATCTCCTTCATAAAAACTATTTTTTCTCTTCCTGCATTGTTAATGAATTGAACTTCATACTTATCATCAATCAAATCTCCAACTTCAACATCATCTTTTGTCAAGCCGATATGAGAACACTGTTGTATTCTCATATCGTTGCTTGAAAGTGTCATCTCATTGGAAAGAGATATAAACATAAGTATGGTATTAGAAGGTATGTATGTTTCTACTTTCTCGTTATAAGGATTATCAGTAGAAACATTTCTTGTTTTTCTTGTATAGGATTGCTTCTTACAATTAAACATATCTACCTCCTAAACAGTTCTTAACTTTCTATGTTTCCTTAATGATTTATAAATCATTGGTGAGAAATCGTCTGTATAGCTCTCACTTATTCCAGAATAGCTTTGTGAAGAAATACCATCAGCAGAAAGTTTATTAAATCTCTCGCAAACCATAACCTTCACTATTTCATCAAGGTTCTCACTATACTCATCTAAATTGCAGTAATCAGTAGCAATCATCTTGCACTGGTTGATGAGTAAGTTGAGAACAGTTTCATCTGTGCTACCAGTTAAGGTTTTTACATCATCAATAATTGCCATATTTCTTCACTCCTTCTTACTTATTAAGCAGCTGCTTCTACAATCTTGCGTGCTTTTGTTGCGTCTGTAAGAGCACAAACATAGTATTCACGAAGATATACTGCGTTGCTTCTAGTGTCGCTGTTTCTATCTTGCTCTACTTCTACATTCTTCTTAACGAAGAGTGTAATTGCTTCTGGTGTTAAGAGATAAGCTTTTGCTGGAACAAGATTTGCACCAGAACCAGTATGGTCTAATCTCTTTGTAGCAACAACTGGAATACCTGCAATCTGGCCTACTTGTCCGTTATAGACAACTTCGCCCATTCTAGCACTCTTATAATCATCATCTTTTCTTAAATCAGCTTTCCATTCATTTGGAATAACGAGAACAAGCTTGCTCTCATCTTCAATACCCATATCAGCAATAGCATCAACAATAACATCATAGCTAATAGCAGAACCCTTTGCGAACTCTGTCTTGCCAACTAATTCAGCACCAGATGATGTTGTAGCGAGTGCTGCATAGAACTTATCAGTAAGGAAATTAACCATTACTTGTGTAGCTCCTTGTGTAGCAATATCAACAACCTTGCTGTCCTTCATAAAATCTTCATCAAGATAATCAAATGCTTGCTGAATACACTGAACTGTGTAATCCTTACCAACATAGGAAACAGCTCCTCTCTTTGCAGCTGTTGAACCATTACCTGCTGCGAGAACTTCTGCTTCACCACTGTAAGTATAAGTATTGATAGTCTTTGTCATACCTTCGCTACCTTGTAAATCAGTATCAATAGTCATAAGATTGCGATGGTTTAAACTTGTCATAAGTAAATCTGTTGCTTTTGCAGCAATTACTTTATTAGCAAATACACTATTTGACATTTTAATTTCACTCCTTAATCAAAAAACTTCCCATACATATCTGGGTTCATATTTAATAACTCTGTCTGTTGAGCAAATGTAAGTTTCATAAACTCTTCTTTACTCATACCTTTACTATCACCAAGATTTTTCTTTGGTGAAGAACCTGCTAATCTTTTTTCTACTTCTGCCTTAACTGATTTCTTAAACTCATCTTCAAGCAGTTTAATGTTTTCCATCATAGTATCTGCATCTTCTGCAACAACAAAATCAGCTAATGCAATTGAAATACCTCTATCATTAAGAGCCTTTGATGCTTCTGCTTTGTTTTCCATTAGTGCCATCTGCTTCTCTTTTTCAGCAATCTTCTTTTCTCTTTGCTCTAATTCATACTGAAAACGCTCTTGCTCTGAAAGTTTTGCAAGCTTCTCTGCTTCTCTAACTTTCTCTTGGGACTTCTTCTCCCACTTCTTTTGAGCTGAACTAATGCGTCTGTCTGTTTCAGCTTGTAATAAAGCATCAACCTCTTCCTGCGTGTAGGTTTTTACTTGTTCTTCTTGGTTTTCATTACCAAGATTTGTGTTTGTATTTTCATTTTCCATAGTTTAATCTCCTTAAAATTACCCTATATTTAGTTGTTCTTTAATGTCTGCCCCTAGTAAAGACAAATGAGAATATACCTTTATCAATCCATCTTTTTAATAAAATAACTTATATTTAAATAGGTTGAGCCGTGGAGAACCTCACCCTATCTTAATCAATTACTGCAAGAACGGTTGAACGACAATTAGGGTGCATGGGAGGATAATTAACTCCAACTATTGCTGCATCTATTAGAAATCTCTGTCCGTTCAATTCTTCACATATATCAGAAGTTCTATCATCTTCTTCTGCTAGGAACTCATACTCCTTTACACCTGCTTTCTTATAACTATCTTTTGTAGCTTGGTTCTGTATATATGTGAGTTCTGTTCTTGCTAATCTATCAGCTTCTGAAAAGCTAACATCAAATCTACTTTTTAGTGTTTTAACTAGTTCGTCTTTACTTGCTCCTCTTACTACGCAATCACTCATACCTCTTTCAAGTTGGTTTTGTAATTGCGTCATAGCATTTTCTACTCTTTGCGAACCAGTAAAACCGTCCTTACACCAAACTGTTTCGCTCCAAGATTGTCTATTATCCATAAGAGATTGAATAACAGTTTCCAGTTCCATCTTGTTAGAAACAGAATAGTTTAATCCTTTTAAGGTTTTCCAAGCTGAATAGTTATACATATTTTCAAACTTGTTTTCTAAAACCTCTATCTCACTTTTCCCTAATAAAGTGAGTTCTTTGTTTATACGCTCTATCAATTTGTAATACTTTTGATAACGATAGTAGTAACTTGCCAGTGCGTTATCTTCCAGAAGAGAAGGATAAAGCAGTTCCATAGCTTCTATAACTTTGTCTGCCGTTGCCCGATAAAGCGTGCGAAGCTCTCGCCTTATTTCCTTCTCTGTCTTGGTTTGAAATCTTAATTTCTGTTCTGCTTCTCTTTTCTGCCAATACTTGCTCATTCAGCATCACCACCAAAGTTATACAGTGAAGAGCTATTCTGTGCTTCAAGAAGTTCAATCTCTTTATCAACATCTGGAACAAAGCTTAAAATTGAAAGCAGTGTCTTATCACTAACAATTCCTCTTAATTTGTTAATAAGTTCAGCTTGCTCTGCTTGGTTTTCTGGAATGTTTCTCTTGAATACAATATTGACATCTCTCCAAACAAACTCTGTCGCAGTGAGCTTCTGAATTGCACAAATAAGTTCTAATCTCTTTTGGAGTGCTTGACGCATATTAGCTTCAATATTTGCACAAATGTTTTCCATACCAAGCAGCTTATACTTGATACTAATTCCAGACGCATTACCAAAGCTCTCATCATTGAAATCTGGTGCTTGTGCTATGCGTTCAATTCTATCTTCAATCTTGTCAAGTAAGTTCTTTACTCCATCACTGTTATCTGGCTTTGTGATATAACCTGCATCACTATCTTCATCAAGTAAAAGAATACGATTAACTTTCATATTCTTTAATTCATCTTCGTCTGCCGTTAAGCCTTTGAGATACATATAGCTATCAACAAAAGCTTCATAATCATCTACATTAGCAGATAAGAGTTTGTTGTAAGCATCTTGTAAATCCATTATTTGAGCAAAGATTGAAGTTCTGTCTGCGTTCAGCTCAAAATCAACAATTGGAACCATTCCATAGTAATGACGCTCAATTGAGATAAGCTTCATTGTTGAGAAAGTGAAATCTGTTAAATAGTGTTGTATTTCAGTATCTGTATATACATCAAGAAAATACTTGCTTGTATCTTCCACATCATTAGCAGAATACATTCTAATAACAGCTATTAAACTTCTCTCTAAATCATTCTTATAGATTGGAATTACCTCTGTTGGATTGAGATAAATGAACCTTTGCTTTGCTTCTTCATCAAGATAGTTCAGCTCATAAGCTACTCCATAAATAAGAGCATCTTTGAGTAGTTGATTATCTTCCTTGTGGTAATCGTTATATTTCAGTATCTCTAAAATATCTGATATATCTTCATCACTTGTATAAGTAATAGGAATACCACTTAAATAGCCTGCATATGATTGAACTACTCTATAACACTGATTAACAGTAATCTTGTTGCAAGGCTTTGTATCATCTTCTACATATTTGTTTTGAATGTCTTGCTTGCCATCGTAGTAATCTTTATACTTTTCAAGCTGCACCAATTCATTTCCTCGCCAGAGCTGAATAATCTTTTGTATTTTGGTTTTAGTCAGTTCATTGATATTGTTAATAAAATACATCTATGTTTCCTCCATTACAGAACATTCTTATTGAGTGTTCTTAACTTGTTCTTTCCAAGTTCTCTTATTGCATACCTTGCTGCGTCCATTAGGTGATTGTAATTACCGTCCTCTGGTTTGTTAGTCCAGTTATCAAACTTATCTTTGGCAAACTGGTAGTTGCTGAACTCTATTTCAGTATGGACGCAAGAAGAATGAACAATAATTTCATATTCTTGGAGTTTCCTAATACCTTCCATAATTGAGCCTTGCCCTTTCTTCACTGGTTTAGCTCTGGTTATTCCCAAACGCTTCAACTCTTCTATGCTGCGTGGTTCTGCACTATCGCATTGGATAACAGTTTTGGAGTAGCCATTCTCAATTAACCAATCTGCAATCTGTTCCAGAAGCTGATTTGATTTGTAGAACTCTTGAACCCAATAAATGCGTTTGTTTTCTTCATCAACTCGCAGTGCTGCAATTGCTGTTGCGTCTGTCCAACCAAAATCCAATCCAACATAAAGTGGAAACTCCAAACTATCTCTATCAAAATCTTCAACTCGCCAATTATCAAAGATTAAACCTTCACTAATTCCCCACTGTCCTTCGCCTTCAATAGAATAGCGTCTTGGAGATTTCTTCATATCGTTAAAAACTTTTAAATCATCTTCTCCAAGCCATTCATTACAAAGGTAAGTTGTAGTCATAGCAAGCTTATCTTCTGTGTTTGGAGTGTCAAAGAAACGAGCCTTTAACCAGCTTCTATCACTCCAAGGATTGAAAGTGAGAATGAGTTGTTTGTAATATCCTTGCGGAAGCTCTCCTCTTATGGATAAATCTATTTTGTTGAAATCATCTTCTTTTCTGATTTGATAAGCTTCTTCAAACCAGACAAAGTTTAAGAAACCAAAAGGAACAGTTATTGAAGTTATACTC